CCGAGAGCCAGCGCGCCGCGTTCCGCCACGAGCTCGCGCAGCTCGAGGCCATGTTCAAGGCGCTCGAGGAGCAGCGCGCGCGGTGGATCCGGCGTCGGTGGCTCGCGGCAGGCGCGCGCTTCCTCGGGATCTCGCTCGCGGTCGGCCTGGCCTGGCACTTCTCCGGCTTCGAGCTCGCCGTCATGGTCGGGCTCGTGTCGCTCTACACCAAGCCGGACTAGGCGCTAGGCTCTCCGGCGTGGCCGCCGACCCCACCACGCCGCCGACAGCCGAAGAGGCCGAGGCGTTCGAGCGCGCGCTCGCGGAGCTCCTGCCGCGCGAGCTCGCCAAGCCGATCCCCGAGCGCTACGTGGACGGGCGGCTCGTCGCGTGGGCGCCGCAGGCGGGCAGCCAGGACGAGTTCATGGCGTGCCCGCTCTTCGAGGTCCTCTACCACGGCACGCGCGGCCCGGGGAAGACGGACGCGCTCTTGATGGACTTCGCGCAGCACGTCGGCAAGGGGCACGGCGCAGCGTGGCGCGGGATCCTGTTCCGCGAGACCTACCCGCAGCTCGCCGACGTGGTGGCGAAGAGCGAGCGGTGGTTCCGGCAGGTGTTCCCGGGTGCGAAGTTCAACCGGCAGCGCATGGCGTGGGAGTTCAAGACCGGCGAGGTCCTCTTCTTCCGGCACATGCGGAGCCCGGACGACTACTGGAACTACCACGGCCACGAGTACCCGTGGATCGGGTGGGAGGAGCTCACCAACTGGGCGAACGACCTGTGCTACCGGTCGATGTTCTCGTGCTGCCGCTCGAGCTCGCCGAACGTGCCGCGGAAGATCCGCGCAACGACGAACCCCTACGGCGTCGGGCACAACTGGGTGAAGGCGCGGTGGCGCTTGCACGGCGAGCGGTGGAAGACGCTCGTGATCCTCGACAGCGTGGACCCGGAGACCGGCGAGAAGGACCCGCCGCGCGCGGCGATCCACGGGCACCTGCGCGAGAACCGGATCCTCCTCTCCGCCGATCCGAACTACGAGCGGACCGTCATGGCCGCGGCGACCTCGAAGGCGCAGGCCGCAGCGTGGAAGGACGGCCGGTGGGACGTGGTGGCCGGCGGCATGTTCGACGACGTGTGGAGCATGAGCGCCAACGTGCTGCCGCGCTTCTTCGTGCCGAGCTCGTGGACGGTGCGCCGCGCCTTCGACTGGGGCAGCGCGCGCCCGTTCTCGGTCGGGTGGTGGGCCGTGTCTGACGGCTCGGACCTGCGCCTTCCCGACGGCTCGGTGCGCTCGACCGTTCGGAGCGACCTGATCCGCGTGGCGGAGTGGTACGGGTGGACGGGCCGACCGAACGAGGGCACGCGCTCGCTCGCGTCCGAGATCACGAAGGGGATCGTCCGGCGCGAGCTCGCCTGGGGCTGGCGCAAGCCGAACGAGCCCGGGTGTCGCGTGCAGCCCGGGCCCGCTGACTCGTCGATCTTCACGATCGAGAACGGCCGCTCGATCGCGCACGACATGGCCGCCCCGGTGCTGATCGAGGGCGTGCAGTTCCCGGGGATCACCTGGATCCCGAGCGACAAGCGGCCTGGCTCCCGGGTGGCAGGGTGGCTCGAGATGCGGCAGATGATCCGGGACGCCCGCCCGGAGCGGAAGGGGATCCCCCGGGAGCGGCCGGGGCTCTTCGTGTGCTCGGACGTGTGCGACCAGTTCCTCCGCACGGTCCTGGGGCTCCCCCGGGACACGCTCAACCCGGACGACGTGGACACCGAGGCCGAGGACCACGTGGCCGACGAGACGCGCTACATGGTCCGATCGCTCGGGGTTGTCGCGACCTCCGGGCGCACCACTGGCATGACGTGAACCCCGGGGATAGGGTTTCGGCTTCCCGACCACGGCCACCGCTAGGGATTCCGAAATGGGCAACCTCGACTCGAAGCACCCGCAGTACGCGCAGCACGCGCCCGACTGGCGCCAACAACGGACCACCTTCGCCGGCGAGCGCGCGGTCAAGGACGCGGGGTTCGAGTTCCTGCCGCCGACCGCCGGCCAGCGCACCGACGGGATCACCGCGCCCGAGCAGGACGGCTACCAGGACTGGGACGCCTACCGCAAGCGCGCGGTGTTCCACGAGTTCCACCGCGAGGCCGTCGAGACGATGCTCGGCGTCATGCACAACAAGCCCGCGCAGTTCGAGCTCCCGAAGGTGCTCGAGCCGCTGCGCGAGCGCGCGACGCTGCGCGGCGAGTCGCTCGACATGCTCCTGCGCCGGATCAACGAGGAGCAGCTCAAGATCGGGCGGTGCGGGATCATGGGCGACGTGGTGGAGGGCCAGGACCTTCCGCACATCGCGCTCTATCACGCCGAAGACCTGATCAACTGGGACGACGGCGAACGCGAGGACGGGCTCGAGGCCCTGAACCTCGTGGTGATCGACGAGAGCGAGCAGGTGCGCGGCGCCGACGGCTTCGAGTGGGAGAACGTCGAGAAGTACCGCGTGCTCGTGCTCGGCGACCTCGTGGACAACGAGCAGGACCAGGCCGGCGCGGTCTACCGTGCGGGCGCCTTCGTCGATAAGAACACCTTCGACGAGGCCGAGCTCATCGAGCCGAACATCCGGGGCCGCACGCTGGAGGAGATCCCGTTCCGCTTCGTCAACGTGAAGGACGTGGTGGCCGAGCCGGACCAGGGCCCGCTCCTCGGGCTCTCCTCGCTCTCACTCGCGATCTACCGGGGCGAGGCCGACTACCGCGAGAGCCTCCACAAGCAAAGCCAGGACACCTTCGTCACGATCGGGCTGGTGAAGGAAGACGGCTCGCCGCTGCGCGTCGGCGCTGGCGCGCACGTGTCCCTCCCCTCGGGCCCGGGCAACGATGCGAAGTGGGTGGGCGTCGAATCGTCCGGCCTCGCCGAGCAGCGCGAGGCGCTCCAGAACGACATGACCCGCGCGGAGTCGAAGGCGAGCTCGCTCGTCGAGGCCGTGAGCTCCGCGGCGGAGTCGGGCGAGGCCCTGCGGATTCGCGTGAGCGCGCGCACCGCGTCGCTCAACCAGATCGCGTGGACCGGCGCGTTCGCGCTGCAGGAGCTCTTGCGGATCCTCGCCCGCTGGCTCGGCGCGAGCGACGCCGAGGTCGAGAAGCTGACGGTCACGCCCAACCTCGACTTCGTGGACGAGCGCCTCGCGGCCACCGAGCTCTCGACGCTCATGGGCGCGAAGATGCTCGGCGCGCCGCTCTCGCTCCGCACCGTGCACGGGATCATGTTCGAGCGCGGGCTCACCGACCTCACCTTCGAGGAAGAGCTCGAAGAGATGGAGAAGGAAGCCGCGGCCGGGATGCCGGGCAGCGGGAACGCCGACGGCGGCGACGGCGAGTCGAGCACGTCCGATCCGATGGCGGACGACGAAGAGCAGGACGGGAACAACGACCCGAACGCCGACCCCGACGAGGGGGAGGACTCCGGCGGCAACGCCAACACCGACACCACGAACTAGGAGCCCACGATGGACGACCAGACCTCCGCACCGACCGGCACCGCCGGCGATCCCGACCTCGCGCCCGTGTCCACCACCGGCGACGCGCAGCCGCCGCTCGAGCCGCTCACCGGCGGGCCGGCGACCACCATGCCGCCGCAGGAGTCGCCGGTTCCGGCGGCCGAGGCGCCGGCCGAGGTCGTGCACGCTACGGCCGAGGTCGCGCACGCCCCGAAGCCGTCCACCAAGCCGCCCCTCGAGGACCTGGACGACGAGGACGATGCCGAGATCCCGGACGACGCCACGGTGCGGATGCCCTTCGCCTTCGTGCGGCAGATGGCCCGCGTGCACCTGCTCTCCTCGACCGAGCGCCGCGAGCTCGCGCGTGGGATCCGCGCGTCGCTCCCGCCGAAGTTCGTCGCCAAGCTGGACTGATCCGCACCCGTGGCCGCCACGTTCAACCAGGAGCTCTTCGACGCGGTGGTACGCCACCAGATCGGGCTCCAGCGCTTCTCGGGTTCGGTTCGCAACCGGACGTGGGAGCTCCTCGACGCGGTGGAAGCGGACATCAAGCGGCAGATCCTCGCGCGCGCTGGCGCTGCCGGCGTGGACACCCCGCGGCGCCTCCGGGAGCTCGAGCGGCTCCTGGAGGTCGTCCGCGAAACGCGGGTGGCGGCGTGGTACAAGGTCGATCGCCAGTGGTTCGAGGACGCGCGCGCCCTTGCGCTCGCGGAGCCCGGCTTCTTCGACAGCGTGATCGCCTCGGCGCTGCCCGGCGTCGAGCTCGGCAGCGTGCTTCCCGACGCGCAGGTGCTCCGCAACATCGCCAAGGCGCAGCCGTTCCAGGGGCGCACGCTGCGCGAGTGGGCGCGCGACATGCAACGCGCCGACCTCGACCGGATCTCGCAGGCGATCAAGATCGGGATGGTGCAGGGCGAGGGGCCGGGGGCGATCGCGCGCCGCGTGGTCGGCAGCTACTCCCTCCGAGGCCGCGACGGCGTGACCGCGATCACCCGACGCCAGGCCGAGAGCGTGGTGCGGACCTTCGTGAACGGCGTCGGCGCCGAGGCGCGCCGCGAGTACGCCAAGCTGAACCAGGACCTCGCGCCAAACGA